CTATCTATTTGAGTTTGAATAGCTGAAGTTACACCATCCAAATAACCAAATTCTGTTGAACTAACGTTAGCATTTAATTGCGTTGAAGTTAATCCTGTTAATAAACTACCATTAACCGCTGGTAATTGTGCAGATCCATTTAATTGTACTATATTATTAGCTGAAGTTCCAACATTTAATGTAGCCGCAGTACCTAATCCAGAAATCTTATTATTAGCAATTGAATTAACAGCAATATTAATTGTTCCAGATCCTGTTACCGGTGAATTAGTTACTGTAAATTCTGAAGCTCCTGCGTCAGCTAAACCTACAGAAGTTACTGTTCCACCTGAACTTGGAAATACTTGTGTATAAGAAATAGAACTAGAACCAAGTGTAGCGCTTGTATCTGTAGTACATAAAAATAAATCGTCAGCATTAGTAGAACCCTCTGATACTAAAATTAATTGTCCAGCTAATTCTGATATTGTGTCATATTCTGTATCTCTTGAAGCAGCACCAGATGCTACAACAGTATATAAACCATTTTGAGATGCAGTAGATTGGTCTTTTAATAATACTCTATTTCCTGTAGCTAATGTAATACCATCTAATGTATCACCATTTTCTAATCCAGTTGAAATATTTACGTTAGTAGTTGAAGCAACTCTAGCAACAGCTCTTGTTCTAAGTCCAGCAACTAAAGCGTCAACATAGTTTTTAGTAGCGGCATCAGATGTAGCAGAAGGATCACCTAATCCTGTAATTGTTCCACCAGTTAAAGCTACGTTATTTGCATTTTGAGTTGCAATAGTTCCTAATCCTAAATTAGTTCTTGCAGTAGATGTAGATGTTAAATCAGATAAGTTGCTTGCTTTAACAAGTTTAGCATCAAGTTGTGTTTGAACAGCAGAAGTTACTCCGCTTAAATATCCTAGTTCTGTATCAGTAGTTGTTGATACTGCAATTTTTTGTGATGAGTTAGATATAACTGCTCTTGATGCAGTTAAAGATTCTGTATCAATCGTAGTTGCAGAACCTGTAATTGTAGGTTGTTTAGCATCTAACTGAGTTTGAATAGCACTTGTTACACCAGATACATAACCAAGTTCTGTAGATGTAACTGAAGATACAGCAACTTTACCAGAAGCATTAGAAGTTAAAGCTCTGCTTGCTGTTAAATCTGATGATGTAATTGTAGTAGCACCACCTGTAATTGTGGCTTGTTTAGAATCTATTTGAGTTTGTACTGCACTTGTTACTCCGTTTAAATAACCAAGTTCAGTATTATCAACTGTGCCAGCACCAATATTAGCAGCTGGTATTCCTGTTGGAAATGTAATTGTCTTTCCGGATAAATCTAAAGTTGAAGCTAGTTTTGCAGCTGTAATATTTGTATCTGCAATCTTTGCAGTTGTAACAGAACCGTCTGCAATATTTGTAGAACCAATAACTGAATCTGGAATTGATGAATTTGTTTTAGATAAAGCACCTACATAGATAGTTAAAGTTTCATTTGATAATGAACCACTATCCCAAGTTACTGTTACAGTTGTATTTGTTGAAAATGCTGATGCACTAATTGTTCCATATATAGTTCCTGGAGTTGCAGCTATTGCTTTAACTCTACGACCAACATGATAAAAACTTGTAACGTCTGCACTTGATACAGTAAAAGAAGTTGATGATGCATAAGTAACTGTAAATGCGCTATCGCCATCTCCGTAAATAACCCATTGAGAATCGTTATACCATTCTCTAATGTCAGCAGTCATTGCTCTGAAAGCATTATTAATATTTGAAGGCAACATTCCTTCAGCGATACTTATACCGCCTACTGATGTATTTCCGCCTGCTGTTGAACTGTAATCTTTTATTCCTGCCATATTAGTCTCCTAAAAACCATGAGAAAACTTTATCGTTTTCTGTATTAAATTTATTTATATATGTATTTACCGCTTCTTCAATCTGTCTTTGAAAATATTCTTGTGTCTCAAATGAATACCTAACATTATCTATATCTTTTTCAATAACATCTACCATTATCTATATCCTGCTTTACTTGCAACAAAATCTACACCTTGTGCATTATGCCAATTTGTACCTGAAGCAACTTTAATATTAGCTCTAACATATCTTCCTGATTTTCTTACAGGATTAATACCACTATTTGTCATAGTAGATACACTAGATTGTGTAATATCATCTGCAAGACGCTCTCTTGTTTTAAGAGTAACTGTTGCTGTAGCATCTACTACTGGTCTTACACCGGTTATATTTGCTCTTGCTCCTGGAAATATTTCAAACTCTGATGTTTCTATTTCTGCTTCTAATTGATTTCCAGAAAAGATAGCAGCTTTATAGTTACTATCAATTGCACCTAAATACAACTGTCCACCAGACCAGAAATCTGTGTCTAATGCAATGTTAATATCATCTAAATCTTGAGATATAATATCCATTAATTCAACTGTATAAGCGCCAACAAACTGAGAAAATATTTGGCTAGCACTAACTTCTGCTAAAGACCATTTTTGAGTTGCATAATTATAAATTAAAATCCTATCACAAATACCAGTTGTATTATTTGTGTTGTTAGAAGATGGGTATAACCACATCGCTAATTGATTAAATGGATCTACAGTTGCAACAATTCTATCTGTGTATGCTTTGTTTAAATTGCCATCAAAAAATCTATTAACTTTTTCAGCTCCAATAGCAATTACGTTATCACCATCTATTTGAAAAAATCCGTCATCAGCATAAAAGAATACTCTTCTATTATCTTGACAAATAGTTTTTCCATAAACTGCACCTCTGTTTGGAGATATAACTGATAATCTAAATACAGTTGCACCACCTACATAGTCCATACGAATAATTTGGTTTTGTCTAAATACATAACCAATTTCCCCTGATGTAATTCCAACAACTCTTCCGCCTGAACCTGGTAAATCTTGAAAATCTGCAGACTTTGAACCTTCTGTCCAAGTTGAAATATCATTTATTCCAGACCATTGAATTCTATTTGTTGCACCAGATATGTTTCCTGTAACTAAAAAATCTCTAATAACTCCTGACATTCTAAATAGAGGTGGAGTTCCATCTGTAGCAATAGTTGATAAAGCAGCAAAGTTTGTTGATGTTCCCATTAAATAATATTGAGGAGCGTCTATTCCATTACTTGCTATAATGTAATTTCCAAATTGTGTGAATGTAAAAAAATCTGTATTGCCACCAGTCAAAGAACCTTTTCTTGATGTGAACGTTCCTGAATCTAATTGATAAATATTAGTGTTAGTTGCAACAAAGTTATAAACAGTATTAGTATTATCTCTGAATGACCCAGCACCCCTAGCATTTGCTGAAATTGTATTAGAGCTGTAAGCAACCAAACTTTTAAATGGCTTGTAACCTTGTAAAGCATAATAAACATTCTTAGCAACGTTTGCACCTGGATTCAAGTGTTCTGGTTGATCTGGTAACCATTCACCAAAAGGTACTTGCATATTGATTATTCTGTTATTGTTGTAACGTATCTTCTTGTAAATGGAGAAGCTACTGTAACATCTGATCTAATTTGTAATGGTGATCCAGAATAAGCATCTTCTCTATCATTTAATTCAATTCTTTCTAAAGCTGTTTGATACATTTGCGACCATTGTTGAACTTGATTAGGATCAAATCCACCTAAAAAATTAGCGGCATGAAATAAACTACCATATAAATAAACAGCAGGGTGATCTGCTAAAATATAATTAGAAGTATTGCTTGAAGTTAATGGGTCAAATTTTTTATAATAATTTAATATTCCTGAATAAGTTGAATCTGGTCTTGGAGCAAATCTAAATGTTGAACCTAATATTGTGTATGAACTTGGAACGCCTGTTGTTGAAGATGCTTTAACCGCATCCATTTGTGCAGGGGAAATAAAAGTCATTGGGAACTTTGCCCCATTACTTAAAATATAAAAATCTCTTACTTGTAAAAATCCTGTTGGAACGGTTTCTGTTTCAGCGTCAATTGTAATTGTAGTTTGCGCATGCATCTGACGTATTCTTAATTTAGCATTTAAGTCTGCTTCAGTAAGAACAATAAAGTCGCTTGATATTTCTGATGTTAAATCTGTTCTGTTTAACCAATTGGCAATTGCTGTTTTTAATTCTGTGTATGTACTTAAAGCCATTATAATCTACCTGGTGCTGTTCTAAACATTTGAAATTCAGAACTGTTTAATTTTTTTTTTAGTATTTTTTTTTGGACATCAGAAGGCAAAGCAAACCAATTTGAATTACCATTGTATTCTTTTGACCAAATTTCTAAAACTAACGTTGGAATAGAAGCAACTCTTTTTAAATCTTTAGACTTAGAGTAACCATTGTTATGAGAGTATAATTTTTTATTATGCTCAACAATAGGTTTGTAATCTATATTTCTTTCAATAACAACTTTATCACTATCTGAGTGATAAGTAGTTGTCATTAAACCATCTTTCTCAACTATCTTACTCATAGTCTAACTTATCTAAATGTATTTTATTACTTAGACATTTGACTAACAGAAGCAATTCCGCCAGAAGATACTTGTATAAAGCTAATTTTCTGACCTGGATTTACTCTGATAATCTCAATTACGTTAGCTGGTAAATATGTATCGCTAGTTGTAGCTGTAGGCGCTCCTGCTAATTTGTAATAGCAAGCTGTTGTTGCAACAATTCTGATATGATGTATTCCAGCTGCAAATGCTGCAGAAGTTCCTGCTGTTCCTGTGTAAGAAACATTCTCATTAGATACTACTGCAAAAGCTGGATC